CCGTGGGAGAAAACAATGCCAACTTACGTATTCAAGTGCCCCTTCTGCTATACGCAGTTCGAGCGCATTCTCCGCCTCGCAGACTATGACAAGCCACAAAGTTGTAGCTGTGGGGAAACTGCTGAACGGCAGATCTGTGCCCCGGCGGTTCGCGGGGATTACCCCCCTTATGAGTGCCCCGTCACCGGCCAGATCATCGAGGGCCGCCGCGCGCATGAGGAGAACTTGCGCAGGCATGGTTGCCGCGTTCTCGAGCCTGGTGAAGAACGGGAAGCCGCCCGCCGTGCCGCTGCCTCCGAAGCGGAGTTTGACAGGACCGTAGAGGATACGGTAGAAAGGCTGGTAGCGAACCTGCCTGAAGAAAAGGTTCGCAAGTTGGAAACCGAGATAAAGGCCGGCGTTACGGCCACTGTGGAACGACAGTAAAAAGGAGAAATAAGATGCCTGGGATGGATGATACGAATGACTTTGACTTTGCGAGCGCTGAAGCGGCTATTTCGGATAGTCTCTTCGATTCTCCGGGTTCTGGCAGCGCTGAGCAAGACGGTGCTGAAAAAGATCCGGTAATTGACGCGGCAGTTGACTCGGCGGCGACCGAACAGCCAGCGAGTGAGAAAGAGGAACCGGCTGCAGAAACTGTCGAGCCGGAGGTTAAGTCCGAAGCGGCCTTGGCCCCGCCGAAAACCTGGCGCGCCGAAGCCCTCGCAAAGTGGGAAACGCTGCCGGCGGAAGTCCAGCGGGAAGTACTGAAGCGCGAGGAGGACATCTTCAAAGGCCTCGAGTCCTACAAGGCCGACGCGCAAATCGGCCGTTCGCTGAATCAGGTCTTGTCCCCTTATCTGCCGATGCTGCAGCAAGCTGGAATCGACCCCCTGCAGCAGGTTAACAGCCTGATGCAAGCTCACCACGGCCTTGCCACCGGCACTCCCGAGCAGAAGCAGCGCTTCTTCTCCGAGCTGGCGCGCGCATACAACGTCCCACTATCCGCGGATCTGACCGGCGAGGAATCCCCTTTCATCGACCCACAAGTCGCCGCCTTGCAAAAGGAAATCGCCGCTCTAAAATCCAAAACATCGGCATGGGAGCAGCAGGAAGCCGCAACCGTCCGGGCGACGTTGCAAAAGGAAATTGACTCCTTCGCAGCCGACCCGAAGAACGTGTATTTCGACGAAGTGGCAACGGACATTGCGGCTTTGTTGAAGTCTGGTACGGCGAGCACGCTCGCTGAAGCATATGAGAAAGCAATCTGGCTGAACCCCGCGACCCGCGCTAAGGAACAATCCCGTCTGGCGGCGGAGACCGAAGCGAAGGCGAGGGCGGAAGCAGAAGCAAAAGCGGCGGCCGCGAAGAAAGCTACCGCTGCAAATGTCCGTTCGAGTCCTAAGTCGGCAAGCGCTGCGGCTCCGTTAGGAAGCATCGACGACACCTTGAGTGCGGCATTGAACTCCATCCGTTCACGTGCCTGATCGAACTTTCCCTTCTTAGGAGCTATTCATGGCCTCCCCCAACGCAGTATTCACCGAACTCGTTTCGACCACTTTCCGTAAGCACCGCAAGGAAATCGTCGACAACGTGTCGAAGAACAATGCCCTCCTCCGCCGCATCTATGACAAAGGTCAAGTGCGCAAGGAAGACGGCGGCCTGACCATCACCGCCCCGCTCGACTATGCCGAGAACGGGACGTACCAGCGCTACTCCGGCTACGACGTGCTGAACATCGGTGCGTCCGAAGTCATCTCCGCCGCCGAGTTCCAGTGGCGTCAGATCGCCATCAACGTCGTGGCGAACGGTATGGAGCTGCGCACGAACTCGGGCGACAGCCGCATCATCAACCTGGTGAAGTCCCGCATGAAGAACGCCATGCGGACGTTCAAGAACAACTTCTCCGCTGACGTGTACAGCGACGGCTCGCTGGCCAACCAGATCAACGGCCTCCAGGCACTCGTCGCCAACGCAGGTACCGGCACGGTCGGGGGTATCGACTCGTCGACCTGGACGTTCTGGCGTAACAAGGTCCAGTCCGCGGCCGCCCCGCTGCAAGGTGGCGCTGCTATCGTTCCGGGGCCGACGACCATCGAAAGCCTGATGCTTCCGCTGTGGCTGTCCCTGACCCGCGGCGACGACCAGCCCGACCTGATCGTCATGGACAACAACTACTTCACCTTCTTCGAGCAGTCGCAGACCTCGATCAAGCGCTACACGGACGAGACGAAGGCCAACGCCGGCTTTGTGTCGTTGAAGTACAAGGGCGCGGACGTGATCTTCGACGGCGGCAGCGGCATCCCGGCGAACACGGCGTATTTCCTGAACACCGACTACCTCGAGCTGGTCGTGCACAAGGACGCCGACATGACGGTGATGGACGAGCTGAAGCCCTACAACCAAGATGCGGCCGTCGTGCCGGTCCTCTGGATGGGTAACATGACCGTCACGAACCGCGCGCTGCAGGGCGTGATGAAGGCCTGATGAAACTTCCGGGGTATTACACCGTCGTAATACCCCGGAAATAACCCATACCGCAAGGAGCAGTCACCATGACTTTCGCCACTTCCCCGCTGGCCGGCGCCGCCTTCAACCGCCGCACCACCACCCCCGAGTTCAAGGTCGGCACCCCCGCCCTCGGCCCGGGCAACCGCACTTACGTCTACGTCGGCCCCTCCACGAACGCGATCAACGCCGCCGCAACCTGCACCGTGACCGGCGCTTTCGCAGTCAACAACACGGCGGGCGCCTACGCCGCCGACGCAGCGTTCGCAACTGGCGAGTACGGCTGGGTTCGCAAGACCGCAGCCCCGCTGTAATCGGCTAGTCAGCCGCCGTCCACCTCCCACGGTGTTGGTCAGGGCTTCGGCCCTGGCCTTTTTTGGGAGGCAGTTAACAATCGTGGGAGATTGTCAGTATGATTAAAATCGCAGAAGCCCGTCCGCCTTACGTTACGTTCGAGTACCGCGCGGAAGAAGATCGGGCCGCTAGTATCGAAGCTGGCCATTACGTCAGCAAGGACGTTGCCTACGTTCTGGTGACTCCGATGGGGTCGAAAGATCGTCACGAGTGCCCGGCGGATGAGTGGTTCGCCCGCCGGGAGCAGGATGCGGCGGAAGGTCGTTTCCCTCGGGAATGGTTGTCCGCATTCAAGGGCGCCTTCGCTGAATGGAAAGCCGGGCGGGAGATTCCGCTCAACGGCACGTCCGTCACGAACTGGCCCGTCGCCAGCCCTGCCCAAGTCAAGATGCTCCTCGACCTCAAAGTGCGGACCGTTGAAGATCTGGCGGAGGCAAACGAGGAAACCCTGAACCGACTCGGTATGGGCGGACGGACGCTGAAGCAAAAGGCGCAAGATTGGCTTGCCTCCGCCAGCGACATGGGGAAGGTCAGTGAGCAGCTGGCCGGCCTGCGCGCGGACAACGAAGCCCTCAAACAGCGCAACGAGCAGCTCGAAAAGCAGCTCCGCGAAGTCATTCCGCAGCTCGAGGCGCTGACGAAGCAGCGGAAACTCTAAAGTGAGGTCGTCATGACGCTTCTCGAAATCGTGCAAGAATTCTGCCGTCGGCAGGGCTTGCCAGTTCCCTCCGCGGTTGTTTCGCTGGGGGATGACCAGCTAACTCAAATCGTCGGGCTGGCGAATGAGATCTGCGAAGATCTCGACCGATTTAGCTGGACGCAGCTGGTCCGGGAAGCGTCGTGGACGGCGACGGGAGCGGAGGATCAAGGCGCCATGTCAGTGCTGGCGCCGTTTTGCTGTTCGTCGATTCTGAACGAAACGATTTACAACCGCACGACCCGCTTGCCGATTTACGGTCCCGTCTCCGCCCGCCAGTGGCAAGCCGACAAGGCCCTGTTCGCCGCCAGCCCGACGCACGAGTACCGCATCTTCGGTGGGCACCTCTACATCACCCCTGCTCCGCCTGATACTGACCATCTCGCGTTCGAGTACCGTAGCTCCGCAGTCGTCTACAACGCCAATGACAACGCGTACAAACCTTACTTCACAAAGGACGACGACGAGTTCCTTCTCCCTCCCCCTTTGCTACTGAGGGGTTTGCGCTGGCGGTGGAAAGCGGAAAAGGGCTTCCCCTATGCGGAGGACTTCCGGCTGTATGAAACCGCAGTCGCCGACGCGAATGGCAGGGATGGTGGACACAAAACCTTGACGATGGATGGCTGCGACCGCCCAGTCGGGCCGGGGATCGTCGTGCAGCCTGGTAACTGGAACGTATCATGAGGCAAGCCGCGAGTTCCTCTTTCCGCCCGGCGAGTTTCGGTGCTAGCTTGCCTGCCCCTGTTGGTGGCTGGAATGCCCGCGACCCGATTGCCAGTATGCCCTCGCGGGACGCCAGCTTTCTGGACAACTTCTTCCCTCGTCCAGGGGACGTTATCCTTCGTAAAGGTTCTTCACAGTACGCTACGCTACCGACAGGCCGTATTCGGTCTTTGCTCCCTTACAACAAAGCGGATGGCACGACGAAGTTCTTCGCCGCGGATGATTCCGGGCTATACGACGTTACAAACGGGGGAACGGTCTCCGTCGTCGCCTCCGCCGCGACGAACGGCGCTTGGGAGTCCGTCAACATTTCCACCGCCGGTGGGCATTTCCTCTGGTGCTGCAATGGAGTTGACAAGTCCCGTTACTACAACGGAACAGCCTGGACTGTCCTTGACGGAGCCAGTTCGCCGGCGCTGACTGGAATCACTTCCGAAAGCATCACGCATGTCAGTCTTCACAAATCCCGTCTCTATCTGGTCGGGAAGAACTCACTATCGTTCCGGTATTTACCAGTCAACAGCGTTGCCGGCGCCGCCGCGGAGTTCCCCCTCGGAGCGATCTTCCGTCATGGCGGGTATCTGGTCGCGACAGGTTCATGGACGCTGGATGGCGGCAACGGCCCGGAGGACTATTTCGTTGCTGTGACTTCCGAAGGGGAAGTAGCGATCTATTCCGGCATCGACCCATCAAACGCTGCGACGTGGGCGTTGCAAGGCGTCTACATGATTGGCAGGCCGATTGGCCGCCGGTGCCTGATTAACTTCGGCGGCGACCTCCTTCTCTTAACCGTCCGCGGCCTGTTCCCGCTGTCAAAGGCTTTGCAGTCCGCTACTGTCGACATTCGCAGCGCAGTCTCCGACAAGATCCTGAACGCTTGGACGGAGTACGCTGACGCGTATAAAGGACTGTTCGGTTGGCAGCCGATTTTGTGTCCGGAGCTGTCTTCGCTGTGGGTGAACGTCCCGATCCGTTACGACGCAGCCAATGGCGTTATTGACGGGTACCAGTTCGTCCTTAACACGCAAACAGGCAGCTGGTGCCGATTTACGGGGATGTCGGCGGAATGCTGGGCGTATCGGGAAGGGCGTTTGTACTTCGCCCGGCATAACAAAGTCTATCTGGCGTGGGAAGGCGGCTCCGATGTTGACGGCGCCCCGATCCAAGCTGCTGTCAAAACCGCATTCCTCTATCCTGCCGGCCGCGGCAATACCGCGCAAGTCAAACTCGTCAAGCCAATCTTTTCGACGAACGGCAGCGGGGTTAATTTCCAACTCGGCATTGACCACGACTACACCCAGAACGAACTTTCCAGTGGGCAGGTCACTTACCTGCAAGACGGCTCGTTCTGGGATCAGGCAACGTGGGATCAATCCTATTGGGAAAACAACGACTTCAACCTGTCAACTTTGATTGCGCAGTGGAAGTCCATTTCCCACTATCCCGGCCGTGCCCTCGCTTTACGCTTGCGTCTCTCTTCCAAGGGCGTTAGCATGGCCTGGACCGCTACGGACTTTGTCCTGCAAAAAGGCGGGATGATGTGAAAGTCTGTTTTGGGCAATTTGAGGATGCAATCGCCCTTGCTGAAAAGCAGCTTGGTTTAAGCTTTCCGCGTGCTGCGACGTACTGGATAGCGAGCCGGTTTGACGATGGAAGGTTGGCCGGGGTAGCAGTATTCATCAACCGCGAAGCGGGCAATATCTGCCTGCACGTCGCAGCACAAAGCCCTATGTGGTTCCACCCGGCCTTCGTCCGGGCGATGTTCTCCTACCCGTTCCAAACCCTCAGTCTTCGCCGGCTCACCGCAACAATCGTTGCGACGAATGAGCCCTGTTTGCGCTTGGCGCGGAAAGTGGGCTTTGTTGAAGAGGGCCGGATGCCGGGGTTTGACTTTGGCGAGCTGGTTGTGTTTGGAATGTTAAGAGGAGAATGTAAATGGGTGGAATTGTCGACAGCGTTTTCGGCGGCGGTCCGGAGGCCCCTGACCCTTACGCAGTAAGTGATGCGCAGGCAAAAGCGAACATCGAGGCGGCGCGAGTAACGGCTGCGCTGAACCGCGCGGATCAATACACTCCGTGGGGGAGTTTGACGTGGGAGCAAGTACCCGGCACGTTTGATGAGGCTGGGTATAATGCTGCGATGAAGCGGTACGAGGAGCAGCGAGCTCGTTCTGGGGGGCGACAACAGTTCGGAAAATTTGAGGGTATTGCAGGGTCCTTCGCCCCGAACTTCCTTGGCGGCGGGCTAAAAGCTCCTCGCCGCGAAGACTTCATGAGCGGTAACGAAGATCGCTGGCAGTCGAAGGTCACCCTCGACCCCCGCGGGCAAGCGCTCCTCGACCGTCAGTTCGAGAACAGCCTTGCCCTCGGCGGAGCGGAAAACGCGGCACTTGGGCGGGTCAATCAGCTCGGACAAGTCAACCCCTACGCCGCCCCCGCCGGCGGTCCTCCGACTGCGAACGAAGACTACCGCAAGCAGATTCAAGACGCCCTCTACGGTCAGATGGCTTCCCGCCTCGACCCCCGCTTTCAGCAGCAAGAAAGCGACCTGACAGCCCGCCTCGCCGCGCAGGGGATTACGCAGGGCAGTCAAGCGTATGACCGAGAGTTCTCGAACTTCGGCCGCGACCGGAACGACGCGTATCAAAGTGCGCTGAACAACGCCATCACCGGCGGGGAACAGGCGGTTTCTGGGCAGTACGGGCGCGATCTGTCCGGGCGGCAGCAGTCTGTCAGCGAAGCGGACATGGCATACAAAAACCAATTCGCTGGGCGAAATCAAGTCCTCAACGAACTCTCCGCGCTTCGCACCGGTTCGCAAGTGCAGACTCCGCAGTTTGGTTCGACACAGAGCGGGGCGGCGGTGCAGGCTCCGAATGTTGAGGGGAATATCTGGAACTCGTATAACGCGGGACAGGCGCAGCAAGCGCAAGGGATGAACAACGTCCTCGGCCTCGGTAATCTGGGCTTGGCGGCGTACACCGCTTTTTCCGACCGTCGCCTCAAGTCAAACATCGTCCGCACCGGCACCCATCCGCTCGGCATCGGCCTTTACGAGTACGACATCTTCGGGGAACGCCAGCGCGGCGTCATGGCGGACGAAGTCGAAGCCGTCCTTCCTTCCGCCGTCAGTACCCATCCTTCCGGGTTCAAGATGGTCGACTACAGCAAGCTCTAACAGGAGACCGTCATGGCAAAGGAAGTTAAGCTCTACGACTACGATACCGAAGAGGAAAGCCTCAAACGCCGACAAGCTATCCTTGACGCGATGCGGCAGTCCGCTTCTCAACCACTCGGCCTCGTACAGGCAGGCGGAATGTCTGCTGCGCCGGGGCTGGGCAGTGTGCTGGGGAAGCTCGGGCAGCAGTTCCTCGCCCAGTACGGGGACAAGAAACTGAAAGAAGAGCGGGCAGGGCTGGCGGAGCGCTCTCGCGAGGATCTGCGCAAGGGGTTTGAAAGTTTCTACCGCACTGCGGAGGGGTATGAAGCTCCGAGCATGGCGATGGCGCCAGGACCTGACGGAAAGCCGGCAATGCAGAAGGTTCCCGGGGATAAGCGGCGGGCGATCTTCGAAGCTCTCGCGTCAGGTCACCCGGTCCTGCGGCAGTTTGCCATGCAGCAACTCGAAAACGAAGGAAAAGGCGGAATTACGGCAAAGGATCTGCTGGGGATTGCTGCGCCGACTTCGGTCTTCGAAAACCCGAACGATCCCTCGAAGTGGAGAGGTAAGCGGGACATCGGAGAAGTCGGCGGGACTATCTACGACAAGGACAAACTGGAAACTGTCCAACTCGGCGGAGCGAAGCCCAGCCAAGCCGTCTTCAACGGCGACCTCTACGAAGTGAGTCCTTCGACTGGGCAGTGGAAGAAATTGGACAACGCACCGAAGATTTCGACGAGCGTCAGTGTCGGCGGGCCAGTCATCCACGGACAGAAAGCTGGTATGGCGGAGTACTTCAAGTCTGCCGCCGGGCAGGTGCAGGCCCTCGGGGAGCGGGCGCGGATGGCGACTGACGTCAAGCAGACTTTGTCTGAACTGCAGAACCTCGACAGCCGTGGGATCTTCTCCAACGTCACAACCGGACCGGCGACCTTCTTGGCGAACCTCGGGGAAGTCGCAGGGGTTCCGGTCGATACTGCAAAGCTCGGGAATACCGAAGCCTACAACGCACTGACAACCGACCTGTGGCAAGGGCTGGTCTCGAAGTTCGGTGGCAACCGCGGGGTGACCAAGGAAGAAGCTGTCGAGATCAAGAAGATGCTCCCCCTCGCGGCGAACAGCCCGCAGGCACGGCAGCAGCTCTTCCGCCTGCTGAACAACGTCGCTGATCGGCAGATCGTTCAGTTCCAAAATGCAAACCGAAGCTTTGCCCAGTCCGCACTGCAAGAAGACCCGACGATCTTCTCGGAAGGCTTCGCGGATACCTACGTCCCCGAGCCCTCACAACCCATGCCGGTTACTCAACCGGCGCAAGCGGGAGGTGGTCGGCCGGTTATTAAGTGGGGAGACCTCAAATGAAAACGTTTGACCTCGAACTTCCCGACGGCCGGATCATCGAAGGGATTCCCGAAGGGACAACGAAGGAGCAGATTCTCGCGAAGCTCGGGGACTCCGCACCGAAAGAGGTTAACCCGCTCGTCGAAGCTGGCAAGGTACTCGGCTCGTCCGTGTATGGCGGACTGACCTCAATCCCCCGAGCGGTAATGGCGGGGGGTGACTGGCTGGAAAGCAAGATCCCGACGCCGGACGCACTCAAACTGCCGATCCCCGGTTATCAGGCCATGGCCGAGGCTGATCGGACGCTTCGTGAAGGGCTTCGCCCCGAGACGGAGGGCGGGCAAACTGCCGCACGGATTGGGGAGGCGGGAGTGGCAGCGCTGCTTGGTCCGGGGGGTATTTCCGCGCCGGTTCGGACTGGACTGGTCGGACTGGCAAGCGGCGGCGGCGCGGAAGTTGGTTCTCGGCTGACCGGGGGTAACCCCTTGGGAGCGGTTGCTGGCGGCCTGACCGGAGGTCTGCTCGGGGGTATCGCAACCGCGGCGAAGACAAACCGCGGCGCGCTCGCCCGCGAGGCTCTCGAAGGTGTCCGCGAGGATGACCTGCAAACGGCGCTGCAACGAATGGAAGCCGCCCGTCAAGCAGGGATTCCGGTCAACCTCAGCCAGGCCATGCCCCGTGACTCGAACATTGATACTTACGTCGATGCGTTAGCGTCAAGCCGGCATGGCACGAAAACGGCGGAAATGCTGCGCAATCAGCCGGCGCAGGTTGCACTCGGTATGGAAGGGCAGCTTGCCGACTTGCCCGGGCAGATCCGTATGCCGCAGGTGCTGGCGAACAACGCGCAGGACGCAGCGACGACGGCGGTTGAACAGGCAAAACGGCAGCGGACTACGACTTGGAAAGAGGTCTTTGATAGGAACCTAGCGAAGCTTGCTGGTAACACGCCGGATCAGCTGCTCGCATCCGGGCAAGTTCCTCAAAAGGCCGTTGCCGGGGCGTATCAAAAACTGACTGACTTGGCCGCGACCGTTCCGAACACGTCAAAGCAGTCAATGCTCTTGTCCCTTCGCGACAGACTGGTCAACGGGGATGAAGGGTTCATTACTGACGCGGTTCAGCTGAACGAAATCCTCAAGGACGCCGCGGGGCAGCTCAAGCCGATCAACCTCGCAACGAAGGGGTTGGACGCTGGCGCAGCGAAGTGGGTGGGGGCGCAGATTGGCGGACTGCGAGATGACTTCGGCAAAGCGTTCCAGCCGATTCAAAAGGCCAATCAGGCTTACAAAGCAATGACGGAAGGGGTGGTTGATCCGCTGAAGAAATCGGTAGTCGGGCGGATTGCGGGCAGGGCTGGCGCGAATGATGCGATCGAAGCACCTCAAGCCCGCCTGTTCAGTGTCTTCGACCGCGGCACTGTCCCCGGCGCGAAGTCCTCCGAAATCTTGACCCTCGAAAAAGCAATGCGGCAGGCTGGGCAGCCGGAGGTTTTCCAAGACGCTGCGAAGACTTGGCTCGCTACGAAAGTGTCTGACGCAATGCGCTCCACAACGAACCGGATGCCGCAGGATGTTGCCAGCCGACTCCGCGTCGCGTTTGGCGATCCCCGGCAACTTGACGCGACGAGCAAAGGGCTGGAAGATGTCCTTGCTGGACTTGCCCGCTCGCAGGGCGTACCAGACGCTGCCTATGTCAAAGGGTTTAAGAACTTCATGAAAATTGTCTCTGACGCATCCCGGCGGCCGGCGAGTGTGCGAGGGACTTCCTTCGGGCAGATCGAACAGCAGGCACAAGAAGGGATAACCCGCAGACTCGGGCAAGTTAGTATCATGACCCCGATCCGGCAGCCGGCGTTGTTCTGGGCCAGGCTCCTCGAACAGGATGCTCTCAGGACAATGGACAACCTCTTGACCTCACCGGAAGGTGTTGCTACGTTAGTGAAGTTAGGGAAGACACAGCCGTATAGCCAGTCAGCGATTGCGACGATGGCAACTTTCCTTGGAACCATGTCGGGGGTGAATAATACCCCGGACGTTACTCAACAGTAATACCCCGGAGATAATCATGCCCCTCAACGGTTCCGGTGCTTACACACCACCATCCCCACAGTTCCCGGCAATCCCCAACACCCTCATCCTTGCCAGCGCCTACAACGCAGTCCTCAACGACGTGGCGGCAGCGCTGAGTCAAGCAGTCTTCCGCGACGGGCAAGGAACCTTTACCGGCAATCAGTCGATGGGCGGGTTTAAGTTGACGAACATGGCGGTGGGTACGGCGGATACGGATGCAGTACGGAAAAGTCAGTTGCTGGCTTTGTTCCCGATCGGGGCAGTCTATATCACCACGACTAACACAAACCCTGGAACGTTCCTGGGGGGAACTTGGGTGCAGATAGCACAGGGAAGAGTACTGATCGGGGTCGGAACACTAGGGGCGGACACATACGCTGCTGGTGCAACGGGCGGGGAATCAACTGTTACACTGTCTGCCGCGCAGATGCCCTCCCACACCCACACAGGAAAGACGTGGTACAACAGCGTTGACCACACCCACAGCGGCACCACATCGAGCGCCGGCGCGCACACGCACACAGTGCCTCAAGCCATAGACCGTACTGATTCCGTTCTTACGGCGACCTTTGATAACGGGAGCTCGTCGAGCATCGGTAACGTTTCGACATCTAGCGCAGGCGACCACGCCCACAACTTCACCACATCGGGCGTCAGCGCAAACCACACGCACAACTTTACGACAGACTCCGCCGGTTCGGGCTCCGCCCATGAAAACCGTCCTCCATACCTCGCGGCTTACTTCTGGAACCGTACCGCTTAACGACTAAGGAGCGCGGGAAATGAGTGAACCTGCAACTTCCGCGATTGTATCCGTAACACAAGCTAGCGGGATCACGATCCTCGGTGTTGCTACTGGACTTGACCCTGTTCTCATTGTCGCCGGAGCTGCAGGCGGGTGGTGGGCGCTCAGTTATCTAGAGAGTCCGGGGAGGGCGCTTGCGCGGGCGAATCGTATTGCACTCTCTTCGATCTTGGCCGCGTGGGGGAGTCCGGTGGTGGTTGGGCTGAACTTCCTCCCCCTCCCCGAAAACCTCCCGGAGTTCCCGCTCAAGATCGTTGTGGCGATCGGAATCGGGCTGATCGCGATCGACATCATCGGCAAGGGGTTTATGTCGTTCGTTCGGGAGAAAGTTAAGCAACTGTCGAAGTCGCAAGAACAGGGGCCACGGAAATGACTGACCTTCTTGCTCAAGTCGCCGGGACAGTGCTGGCGGGACTGGTGATCTGGAAAGGGGAGCCGGCGCTGGCGAGTATGCGAAAGGGAACTCCGCTTTTGCTGCGGTTTTCCCTTTGGCTTCTCGTCGTCGGGTCGTTTGCACGACTGGTTTGGATCTTCCTCGGGAACGTGCCAGATCCTGCTACGCTGTTGATGTTAGGTGGGGTGTCAGCGATGCTGCTGTGCGAGCGGCGGATTAGTGTGCTGACGAGGGGGAGGCGGGTGAAGGGACTGCCCCCGAGTTAGCCCTCGTCGCCAGCCCTTCCGCCGCGACCAGCGTCATCGTCGTTCCAGACTGCTCCAGCTTAATATACCCCGCCCGAACACACCCCGCTAAGATGTCCTCGAAGTCCCTCATCGAAGGGAAGTAGGAATGGACGTAACGGTACGCCTCGTGATAAGGTACTCTGCCTTTGGCATGTACGAACGTCACGAGGCGTTCTGCGTAGTAGGCCGAGTCGGACTTGCCGATTTTGCTGAAAACAAACTGCATGTCCGGTTCGAGGTCACTGACCATTTGATCGGCAATCGCGAGATGCTCCTCGGTGATGATGAGGTCACTCCGCTGGGAGGCGGATAGGATCATTGCGAGCTTGTGGATGTGGGTTTGCTTGCGGGCGATGTAGCCCCCAAAGCGGTCGGAGTCGAGTTCGACGTTCTTCACTGAATAATGCTGTTTGTACCACGCCTCCCCCCAGGCCAGCGCCCGCGACGTTAGCTTAAACTCCCCAGCTAAGAGGGAGATTGCGGTGAGGTCCTCAACGAGCTTTGCTTCGGTTTCGGCAAGGTCCTTCGGTACAGCCTGGCCGGGGTAGGCGATGAACTTCGCCTTTTGGTCCGCATAGACGAACACGCAACGGGAAGTAAACCCCCCGCCGATCATGTATTCGGGGAAGTTGCCTGCAATCCACGACGGGGTTGTGCAGGCGATTAGGTTGATCCAAGGGTTTTCGACCGAATCATTTCCTGAATGCTTTGTCTTCTTCTCGAACTTCCCCGGCTTGCCATCCCACAGCGCCACTAAGAGGTCAACCATCTCTTTGTCTTGCGGGTTGAGGAGGTTACCGAATTCGCTCGACTCGAGGGTAAGCGGCGACATTACATGCAGTTCGTTGTTCAGCTCAAACCCTTCCGTACCTTCCGCGAAGGCGGAGATCAGCGCCGGCCACGTCACTACGTCCGGACCGAACTTAACCCCCGGTACTTGCCGGAGGAGTTTCATCCCGATCCCCGCGGTTGTCGACTTCGACACGATTCCGGGAGGGGCGACGAGGATGATGTAGAAGTTCGGGTACCAGTTGAAGTAGGCTTGGTCAATCCAAACGCGCCGACGGAGAGCACCGGCTACGGCGGATACTCCAGTCCAAAAGTACATATGCCGGGGGGCTTCCCCGTAGCTGGCGTACTCCATGAAGGAAGTGAGCCAGTCGTCGTAATTGCGAGGCATCAGTCACACTCCCCCCAGCTCCGCTGCGAAGTCTTAACCCCAACCGGAATCACCAACGGATCGCCTTCATACGGCAGCTCAATCTCCGCCTTTTCAACGATCTGCCGCGTCATCCAGTCCCCGTAGTGACTAGGAAACTGCCCGGCCAAGCTATCATGCACTTGCAATAAGATCTGCACTTCCGGCAGCTCCTTAAAGATCTTGACGTATGCTCGGTTGATCAGGCAAGCAACCGTTGATTGCGGTATCCACGCGGCGGCTTGATTGAAAATCGTCCCTTCGATCCGGTCGAAGAAGTAACAGCGATACCCGAAAACGTTCTGGACCATGCGGCGCTTATAAACTTGGTCCTTGAGATCGTCCTGCCATTTTTTGATCTTTGGGAATCGGCCGAAGTACCAGCGCTGCGTCTGTTCCGCTTCATGCACGCCTAAGCCGAGGCGTTCGGCGAGTCCTTTCGCGGTGCCGAGATAGTTCGTGCCGTGGGCGAAGCTCTTGAACGTTTGCCGCCGGGGATCGCGCTTCGTAATCGACGGGTCATGGTAGAACTCTTTCGCAATCTCCGTATAGGGATCAAGCCCCTCTTTGAGCATCGCTTTGAATTCCGGCTCATCCGCTTCCCATACTACGATTCGGAGGTCGGCTGAGGCAAGGTCGATGTCAAAAAAGGTGTATCCGGGATCGGGGACAAAGAGACTTCGTACGTTCGGCAGTTCAAGTCCGTCCTCTCCACCTCCCTTAGGGATATTCTGTAGATTGAGGCCGCTGTCGAAGGCGTTTTTGGAAGAGGAGAAACGATAAGTTTCAGTTCCGGCGATGTTGAAAGAGCAGCGCATGCGCTGGTCAATGTCGAGTGGAGCGTTGATGAAGGTTGATAGGAATACACCAAGGCTTCGCAGCTCAGCAATCTTTTTAGTAAGGGGTAGCAGGATAGGCTCGCGTTCAGCGATTCTTCTGAGCGCTTCATCGTTACAAGTGACTGAACCAGTCTTACGGTCCAGTATAGGCTTTTGCCGGAGCGACTCATAGAACAACTCCTTCATCTGAGGGGAGGACTTGATGTTGAGCGGGTGGCCGAGAGTGTCGATGAGCCATTGCTCGCGGTCCGCGATCTCCTGCTGCAAAGACATAGCGAACTCTGCGCGCTGCGGAACATCGACCCGTAAGCCGCGATTCATCGTGTCGAGGACGGGCCAGAACAGTTCCTGCTGAAAATCGTGAACTTCCCGGAGCCCCATTTG